GTTACCCAATGTTAAGACGGGGAGCTGATTGTTATAAGGTTCCAAGAACTTCACACACAGTAAATTTTCAATACCCAGGAATTTTTTGTATATTATGTATGTACAGTAATCCTTTAGAGAAGGGGAATGTTTAACCAAAAAAATAAATAAAAATGTCAGAAGAATTTGACGCATTTGAAGGTATGGATGATTTATCATTTCAACAAAAACAGGATCTAGAGGACTTAATAGTTGATACTGCATTTAGGAATTCATTCATGATTATTACAGGTAGAAGTAGTATTGAGAAGATGTTCAGTGAAGAATCAAATGATAAGGCAACTGTGCAGGCGTTATGTGCGCACAACCCAGATGAAGATCCGTCTATGGATACTTTGGAGAATATGATGTACTATTTTGTAGATACAGAGGAGTATGAGAAGTGTGCTGAGATACGTGACATCATTGACGCACGTAAAGCTGTGGTTGAATAATTGTGTTGTATATTGTGTAGTAAAATTAAATCAAACAATTATGTACAGCATTATTAAAAAAACAAAGGTTGAAAGCGGAAAGCAGTTTGCAAGACAGAAGACAGTGGAAGAATGCTGTGAACTTGCAACCGCATTGATGCAGGATATGAATAAGCAAGTGGATCACACTGATGAGATAGAAGAGGAGATAGCAGATGTGTTGGTATGGGTGGAGCACCTGAGCCAATACTATAATCTCGCTAAAATTCAACAGAGGGTTCAGAAGAAACGTAAAAGGTATAGGATATGAGCGTACTAAAAAAGGTCAAAGAAGACAAGGAATATAAAAAGGGTGGTAGTAAGAAGGATGCATGCTACCATAAAGTGAAAGCAAGATACACTAGGAACGGGGGTACTTGGCCATCAGCATATGGTTCGGGGGCATTGGTTAAGTGTAGAAAGGTGGGGGCTGCTAATTGGGGCAACTCTAAAAAGAAAAAGAAAAAGAAGAAGTAATGGCTAAGGAAGGTTTACGTAAATGGTTTAGCAGAAACAACGGTAAAGGTTGGATAGACTGTAAGACAGGAAAGCCTTGTGGCAGAAAGTCTAGATCAGGATCTAAAAGACCATATCCTGCTTGTAGACCAACTAAGGCACAATGCACGTCTGCTGCTAAGAAGAAGACTAGCAAGAAAAGAATTAGCTGGAAAAAGAAATAATTATGGCAAAGAAAAAAGGTGCAATGTCTGGATGTACAATCAAGAATGGTTGTAAAAGTAAGTCAGGTGGATTGACTGCTAAAGGACGCAAGATGATTAACCGTAAAACGGGATCAAAGTTGAAAGCTCCACAACCTGGTGGAGGACCACGTAAGAGATCTTTCTGTGCTAGAAACTTAGGACAAATCAAGAAGTTTAATATTGATTGTAGAAAAACTCCTAAGAAAAGAGCGTGTCTAGCAAGAAAGAAGTGGAAGTGTTAAAGTAAAGACCAAGTATGTTACTAAAGAAAGGATCTAGAGGAAAAGAAGTTAAGCAGATACAAGAAGTATTAAGCATTGTTGCTGATGGTATATTTGGACCAGCAACAGAAAGAGCAGTAAAAGCTTGGCAATCTGAGAACAAGCTTGTAGTAGATGGCATTGTAGGACCAAAGACATGGGATGCAATGGGATTATCATCTACAGATACTGATGAATCTAGATACCAAACTCCTAATGGACTTATTGTAAACCGTCATATGCTACCATCTGATGAATACATGACGGGCAGTAAACCAGAATACATTTTCTTACACCACACAGCAGGATGGCATAACCCATTTAGAACTGTTGATCACTGGGGTAGAGACACAAGAGGGCGTATAGCCACTGAATTTCTTATTGGTGGTCAGTCAATCAAAGGTAATGATGATAAGTATGATGGAGTATTGGTACAGTGTACACCTCAAGGTGGTTGGGGTTGGCACTTAGGTACAGGTAGAAGTCACATGCACAAAAACTCTGTAGCAGTAGAAGTTAACAATTTTGGCTACATAAAAGATGGGAAAACCTATGCAGGAACAGTTGCTGCTGAGTCACAACTAGTTAAGCTAGATAAGCCATTTAGAGGGTATGATACCTGGCACAGGTACTCTGATAAACAAATTGAGGTTCTAAGAGACTGGATTATTTGGATTGGAGAGCGTGATGAGATAGATATTAGAAAAGGACTACCAAAACTAGTGAAAGAAAAGGGAGCTGAGGCATTTGAATATATAGCTGATGTACGTGCAGGTAAATTAACAGGTGTATGGACACACTCTAATGTACGCACTGATAAGTCAGATATGTTTCCTCAAGAAGAATTAATGGATATGTTGGTATCCTTAAGGTAATTATCATGTGGAATATATTTAGAAATGACAATGAATGGAATGAAAAAACCATAGTAGGATTTATAGCCTTTTTAGTAATGTGTTTAATCATGTTTGCAGATCTGCTTACTGGTTGGTTTGGTAAAGATCTTGTGATAAATGAATTTGTATATAACTCATTTGTCTGGATTGTACTAGGTTCTTTTGGTATTGCAGGAGCTGAAAAGTTTGCAAACAAAAAATAGTCTTCTTATGACTCAAAATAAAGAGAAGTCTCCCCCTAAAGGGAACGTTAGATTTTCTCTCAGTTTATCTAATGAACAGAAAAAAGCAAAAACTGAGATTTTAAAACACCCTTATAACTTTATTTGTGGTAATGCTGGTAGTGGTAAAACATTATTAGCTGTACAAGTAGCATTAGATCTACTGTTTAAAAGACAAGTCAATAAAATAATTATAACTAGACCAACTGTTTCTACAGAAGATAATGGTTTCTTGCCTGGTTCTGAAAGAGAAAAGATGGAGCCATGGTTAGTTCCTATTAGATCTAACATGCGTAAGGTTTATAACAAGCCAGCTATTCTTGAAAAGCTTGAGAAAGAAGAAAAGATTGAGCTTGTATCATTAGCCCACTTTAGAGGCCGTACTTTTGATGATGCGGTAGTAATTGTTGATGAGTATCAAAACTTAACCAAATCACAACTTGCAATGGCAATAGGTAGGTTAGGTAAAGATTCTAAGATGATTTTTTGTGGTGATTCTTATCAAATTGATTTAAGAGATAAACAACACTCTGCCTTTCATGATATGTCTAAACTTGTAGCATCAAATCATGTGTTTAAAACTACATTAAGAGATTCACATAGACATCAAGCTATAAATGAATTATTAGAATTATTGAACGGTTATCATTAAAAATCTATTTAAACTTTTTTTATTTAAACTTTTTGTATATATTTGTGCCTTAATTATAAATTTATTCAAATGGCAACAAGTAAAAAAACCAAGGAAAACACTGAAACTTTAGATGCAGCTGCTATGTCTAAAAAAGAGATGGACGCTAAAAGAAAGGAGATTACCAAATATTATGAGGATAATATTCCTGCTCTAAAAGTTCAGCTTGAATATGAAGAGCTTTTAAGAGATATTGAAAAGACACGTGCTGAAAGATTACAAGCACAGATGTTTATTGCTCAAACTATGGCCCCTTCTCCAGAAGAAGATGAACCTGCTTCAGAGATGAAAGCTGAGTTTAATACTGCAATGGATGGTGCTGAAGCAGCAAGAACAATTAAGAGATCTCTTAAACGTGATTCAAGTGCAGTATAGTGTTGATCACATAAAACAAGCACTACAACGCAAAGGATATAAATTTTTTGAAAGGGGGGAGTATAATGTCAATATAGTTGGTATTAGAAACTCCCTTACAAAAAATAAAGTAACTAATAAGTTTGATGACCTTATTACATTATCTTATAAGATAAAAGATAGATGGCAATACTGTGAGTTTGAATGTACAACTGATCCAGGTACACACTGGACAGAAAATGTAATGAATGAAAAAGGTGTTGCTATCCTTAAAGAAGGGCAATATCTAAGTTCTTACAAGATAAGAAAGCACCAAGGTAGATATGAGGCATTGTGTCAATCTAAACCTGTAGTTGTTTATAGAGATAACAATAGAGATGATCTATACAACTTAAATCAAGAAAATCTTGACAGGGGTATGTTTGGTATCAATATTCATAGGGCTACTAAATATGCTGGTAAAAAGTCTACTGAAATAGATAAATGGTCTGCAGGATGTCAGGTTATTGCATCTAATGATGACTGGGTAGAGTTCATGAAGGTTATTAGAAAATCAAGAGATGTATGGGGAAATAGTTTCTCATACACTTTAGTAGAAAGTAAAGATATACCAAAAACATGGCTTTAGTAAACAAAGTAGACAAGAGGGCAAAAGTAGAGATTGGTGAGGCTGTAAAGTTTCAGATACTTACTTATTGTTTCTTTAATGATATTCAAATAAGCATGTCAGATTTAAACTGTTTATATCTGCTTGCTATGGAGGGTAATGTTGAGATGACAAAGTTTTGCAATCTAGTGTCAGAAGGAGGGGTTTTTAAAAGCCCGCAGTCTTGCAGAAATGCTTTATCCAAAGCAGAAAAGAAAGGACTGATAGTTAAGAATGGTAATAATAAAAAGACAATTGAACTTAATTCAGCAATGAATGTGCAGATTGACGGACCATTGTTTTTAGAATATAAAATATTAGGTGTTGAATCCAAAACATTATAAAAACTTTTATGATGATATTGCTGAAGAAGCTGAAGTGCACAAGGATTTGGTGAGAGACTTTGTATATTTTTTTTATGATAGAGTTAGAAAGAATCTATCTAATTTAACACATACAAAGATTCATCTACCAAACTTAGGTACATTTTCAATAAGAGTTGGCAAGTTAAAAAAAAGTATAAAGAGAAATAAAGATATACTAGGAAATTTAGAGAAAATGACATTTGATGGTTATGATAAATCAATACCAGTCAAAGCAAAGTTAAAAGCAATGGAAGAGTTACTTAAAAAGGTAGAGCAAAATATAGAAGAAAAAAAGAAGTTTAGAGATGAGAATAAATAAACTACTAGCTGCTTTTGGTAATCTTGATCAGATTGCTGAAGGTATTAAGAACAGAGTGTTTAAGAAAGCAGATGTTGAAGCTATTGCAAAATTAAGATGGCAAGAGTGTAAAATATGTCCTTTGCTTGATAGAGAAGGTGGATCATGTGCTGTAAATGGAACACAACCTTGTTGTTCAGAATGTGGCTGTAGTATTGCTCTTAAGACAAGAGCATTATCTGCAGATTGCCCAGTTGGTAGATGGAAATCTATTATGCCTGAAGAAATGGAAAATCAATTGAAAAAACAATTGTATTTAAACATGGAAGATAAAAAGAAGCATGATGAAAAATTGAAGAGAATGAAAGAGGAGAGAGATAACAAAAATAAAAACAAATAATATGCCTGTAATATTTAGAGAAAAAGGTCATGTTTATGAGAGCTTAGATGAGCATCTTGAAAAAGATAAAATTAATTGGACTAGTGTTACTAGTTTTATTGGGATGTTTAAACCTAAGTTTGATGCAAAAAGTCAAGCTGTTAAGTCTAGCAAAAACAAAAGATCTAAGTGGTATGGTATGACACCTAAACAAATCACTGATGCATGGAATGGTGAAACTGAAAGAGCAATTGAATTAGGTAACTGGTATCATAACCAAAGAGAAGAAAATTTATGTGAGTTTAATACAATAGAAAGAGAAGGTGTTGAAGTGCCTATTGTAAGACCTATTGTAGATGATAATGGTATTAAGATTGCACCAGATCAAAAATTAATTGATGGTGTGTATCCAGAACACTTTGTGTATTTAAAGTCACTAGGAGTTTGTGGTCAAGCAGATTTAGTTACAATAGTAAATGGTCAAATAAACATTTTAGATTACAAAACAAATAAAGAAATAAAAGAGAAAGGATTTACTAATTGGGAAGGTATTACATCTAAATTGTTTAATCCTGTATCACACTTAGATGATTGTAATCTTAATCATTATAACCTTCAATTGAGTTTATATGCGTATATTATTAAAAAGCACAATCCTAAATTAAAGATAGGAAAATTACAAATTCAACATGTATTATTTGAAAAAGAAGGTGAAAATGAGCATGGCTATCCTATTACTAAGCTTAACAATCAAGGGGAGCCTGTTATTAAAGAAATTAAAATGTATGACCTGCCATATTTAAAAGATGAAGTTGTAAGTCTTATTATGTGGCTCAAAGATAATCCGCAATGCTAGTTAAACTATTTGATGTACAGAATGGTAAAGTGATTCCATCAGAACACTGTTATTCTATAAAAACTCTAAAGAGTATAATGGATAAGTATCCAGATACATATATGTCTGTTTACTTATTTGTTTTTTATATGACATGTCCTGATCCAGATATGAATCCTTTTTTTAATATGCCTGAACATGAAAAGGAAGACTTAATTATTGATGAAATAGAGCTTGAAGAATCTCCAGAAGATCAAGCTATAAGAAATGCTGTAAGGTTGTGTGAGGATCTATATCAAACACCTACATTTAGAGCATATAAAGGTATTAAAACAATGCTAGATAGACTAGCACGTTATATGGAAACCACATCTATTGAACATGGTAGAGATGGTAACTTAACATCATTGGTAAATACTGCAGCTAAGTTTGACCAAATCAGACAATCATTCAAGGGTGCATACAATGATATGAAAGATGAACAAAAAAGTCAAGTCCGTGGTGGTCAGGGACTGGCTTATGATCAAATGTAAACTTTAAAATTTTTAATTATGACCAAAGAACAAAAAAGAAAAAGAGCAGAGAAATGGTTTGCTGCTCATGGTATAAACCCAAATAAACCAGACAGTGATGGTAATGCAAGAGTATTAGATCTTAAACCAGAGCCAACATTTACTGCAGATATGGATGGTGTAATTAGTCATCCGTGTACAATTACTGTAGAAGGATTCTTATTCTATGCTCACGTAACAGTAGAGTTTAGTGATGGAACTAACACATATGAATTCCAAGGTGGATCAGGTGGTGTTGGTGTAGGAGATTTAACATGTGAAGGTGTAATCTATTACGGTAATCAAGATGTTTTATTAAAAGCAACAACGTTTGGTGTAGCATTTGGTGCTGAAGATGGTGGTGTAGTTCAAGTAACTTGGGGTACTAGTGGTAATGCAACTGCAGCTGGGATTGGAGAAGGTCTTGGTGCATTTGGTGGTAGCGGTTCTTGGAATTAAAATAAAACAATTATGAGTAAAGTAAGACCAGTAGGAGATAGACTTCTTATCAAACAACATAAACCAGAGGAAACATTTGGTAGTTCAGGTATTTATATTCCTGAATCATCACAAGAAAAACAAGATAAAGGCACTGTTGTTTCTGTAGGAGAAGAAGTACAAGGAATCTATGAAGGTGAAGTTGTACTATTCAATCAGTTTATCCAACCTGTAAAAGTAAATCATATGGATGAAGATCATATCTTGTTAAGACAACAAGACATATGGGCTATTGAGGATGTATAAAAGTGTTCCTACATATAAAAATGGTAAGTGGATTACCACTGACTTTGAAAGTAGAGAAGACTTCACTAAGTATATTCTAACATTATTTAAAGAGCCAGGGCAGTATGATTTTGATGATACTGCTCTGCTTTTTAATAATGAAGCTAATGTATTTAATAAAAATGGATTTTATTGTGATAAACCATTTAGATCAAAAGATTATATAAAATACTGGGAAGATCAAAAGAATAAGTGCAGAAATGGTGTTCTATATCATGGTAAAAAAAATGTATTTTATTTAACTAGAGATTATTACATGTGGTTAAACTTCTTACCAATCTTTGATAAAGAAGAAAAGAAGTATGGTTTTGCAAAAGTTAGGGATGCACAATATCATATGGCATTATATGAACTACTTGCAGAACTTCATTATAAGCATGCTGCTATTCTAAAGAAAAGGCAGATAGCTTCATCTTATTTTCATATGGCAAAACTTTTAAATCAGTTTTGGTTTGAAGAAGGATCTATATGTAAGATGGGTGCATCTCTCAAAGATTATATTAATGATAAAGGTTCCTGGAAGTTTTTAGATGAATATAAAACATTCTTAAATGAACACACTGCATGGTATAGACCTTGCACACCAGAGAAAGTATTGTTATGGGAACAGAAGATTGAAGTAAGGATAAATAATAGAAAGACCAATAAAGGTCTTATGTCTAAGATACAGGGTGCATCATTTGAAAAAAATGCAACTACTGGGGTAGGTGGACCATGTACATACTTCTTTCATGAGGAGGCAGGTATTGCTCCTAAGATGGATCAGACTTATGAGTACATTAGACCTGCAATGTCATCAGGTATGATTACAACAGGAATGTTTATTGCAGCTGGATCTGTGGGTGATCTTGATCAATGTAACCCACTAAAGGAAATGGTTCTTAATCCACAATCAAATGATATATACGCTGTAGAAACTGATCTAATGGATGATAAAGGCACAATTGGTATAGCAGGCCTATTTATTCCAGAACAGTGGTCTATGCCCCCTTATATTGATAAATACGGCAACTCACAGATTAAAGAAGCACTACAAGCTATTAAAGATGAGAGAGCACAGTGGGAAAAAGATTTAGCACCTGAGCAATATCAGTTACGTATATCACAGAAACCTATAAATATTTCTGAAGCATTTGCTTACAGACAAGCATCTATCTTTCCGCAAGGTATTATATCTAAACAATTAAAAAAGATAGAAGATAAAGAATATTCTTATGAGTTTATAGAATTAGAACGTGATCAAAAAGGTATTGTTGCAAAGAGGACAAACAAACTTCCAATATCAACTTTTCCAGTAAAGAAGAAGATGGAAGATAAGACAGGATCACTTGTTGTATGGGAAAGACCAATTAAGAATCCAGACTTTGGTACATACTATGCATCTATTGACCCTGTATCAGAAGGTAAAACAACTACATCAGATTCATTATGTAGTATTTTTGTATATAAAAATCCTATTGAAATAACAAGAGATACACCAGATGGACCTGAAACATATATAGAAAAGGATAAGATAGTTGCCTCATGGTGTGGTAGATATGATGATATAAACAAAACTCATGAGCAGCTAGAGATGATTATAGAATGGTATAAAGCATGGACCATTGTAGAGAACAACATCTCATTATTTATTCAGCACATGATTGCTAAGAGAAAACAGAAGTACTTAGTTCCTAAACAGCAAGTTTTATTTTTAAAAGATCTTGGCTCAAACAGAACTGTGTATCAAGAGTATGGATGGAAAAACACTGGAACATTATTTAAAAGCCACCTCATCTCTTATGCATTAGAATATATTAGAGAAGTCATTGATGAGGAGCTGGATGATAATGGAGATGTTATGTCACAGACATTTGGTATAGATAGAATACCTGATCCTATGTTGCTCACTGAAATGTCTCAGTACTATCCAGGACTTAACGTAGATAGATTGGTGGCTTTTTCAGCACTTGTTGCTTTTGCTAAGGTTCAACAGTCAAATAGAGGGTATTTAAAACGTAAAGAACTAGATAAGTCATCAAATAACTTGGAAAAGTCACAAAATTTATATAAATTATCTATGAACCCTTTTAAAAATTTAGGGAGAGGTAAAAGAAGAACTACGGGTAATAAATTTAAGAAGTCACCTTTTAAAAATATAAAATGAAAGAATACTGGACAACAACTACAACCCTTGGTGATAATGTTACTTTGGTATATCACATAAAGAAAAAATAATGAAAGTACTAAATGCTCTCCAATTAAAAAATGGTGCAAAAGCCAAAGAGTCTAGATACCCAGCTACATCTAGTCTAACTCAACCTATACAATTTTTATCTGCTAAGAGAAAAACAAATGATTGGGCAGCATGGAATCTTGATTGGTTAGAAGAACAAGGTATGGAGTTTCTAAGAAGAAACGCAAGAAAACTTCTTAAGAATTATAAGCTAGCAAAAGGAATTATTGATAAGACAGATTATATTGTTGAAGAGAATAATCAATATACTGAACTTATTGATGTACTAACTGAAGAAGATAACTCAGCTCTTGAGTTAAAGTTTTACCCTATTATTCCTAATGTGATTAATGTTCTCTCAGGAGAATTTTCTAAAAGATTTTCAAGAGTACAATTTAGAGCAGTAGATGATCTATCATATAATGAGATGATGGAGGAGAAAAGAAGCATGATAGAACAAAATCTATTAGCTGATGCTGCTGCACAAGTAACACAAAAACTTATTGAGGCTGGTGTAGATATATCAGGTGAAGAAGCACAAGCTGAACTAGCTCCAGAAAAATTAAAGTCTCTTCCTGAGATAGAAGAGTTTTTTCAAAAAGATTATAGAAGTTTAGTAGAAGAGTGGGCTGCGCATCAATTAAAAGTTGATGAGGAAAGATTTAAAATGCAGGAACTAGAAGAAAGAGGGTTCCGTGATATGCTTATCTGTGATAGAGAGTTTTGGCATTTTAAAATGATGGAAGATGACTACAAAGTTGAGTTATGGAATCCAGTACTTACATTCTACCAAAAGTCTCCTGATATAAGATACATATCAGATTCTAACTATGCTGGTAAGTGTGAGATGAAAACTATCTCAGATGTTATAGATGACTATGGATACTTAATGACAAAGAAACAATTAGAGTCATTAGAAGCAATTCATCCAGCTAAGTCTGCTATATATATGAATCCAGCTGTGCAGAATGATGGTTCATTCTATG